AGCAGAGCTTGCCACCCCCAATGCAGCACAGAACTGTTCAGTTCCCACCATTGCAGGGATTGCAAGGTTGCGGTAGTTGGCAAACGCCTGTCCGATCAGCAGGATCGATGATTTCATGGCAGTTGCCTGGGCAATACACATTCCTTGAACAAAAGCAAAGCCTTTGGTCACGGTCTGCAGTACGGCAAGTCCGGCAGATACACCTTTGGCAATCACTCCGATTGCAACGAGGGCAATTCCCAGAGTTGCCGCACCTGCTACCACTACCGCAAACGCAGTTACCAGTCCTTGATGCTGTTCAATCCACTGTGTAAACACATTGATGACATCGGTTACCTTTTTAATGAATGGCTGCAAGGTGCTGTTCATGGCGGCGGCAATGGCGTTCATTGCCCCTTCAACAGCTGACATCAGCAGTCGGAATGAACCACCGAGTCCTGCATCCATCTTTTGGGCGGTGTCAGCTGCAACGCCTTCCACATCCATCAACTTTGCCAGCATTGCATCCAATTCATCAGTATTTGCGGTCAGGGTCAGACCGGCAAGAGAACCACGGATATCAAAGATATCTTCAGCGAAGGCGAGCTTTTCAGCGGTCGGCATTGTCTGCATGACTTTGGCAATATCACGCATGATTTCTGCCATTTTACGCAGGTTGCCGTTGGCATCCAGTGTTTCCACACCAACAGCGCGGAGTTGCTCCTGGACTTTTACCTTGGCAAACTGGCTGAAACTCTTACGCAGAGCCGTGCCAGCGAGTGACCCCTTAATACCCATATTGGCAAGGACTGCCAGTGCTGCACACGTTTCTCTGACATTTTCCCCGGCTGCCGCCGCCTGCGGTCCTCCCATCTTGAGAGCTTCAAAGAGGTCGGTCAAAGTCTGGGCGGACGAGTTTGCTGTTACGGTCAAAACATCGGAGATGTCACCCATTTTCTCCGCTTCAAGTCCAAAGATCCGGAGGGAGTTGGCGGCAATATCACCGGCTTCTGATAAATCTGTGCCAGTTGCGCGGGCCAAGTTCAAAACATCGGCAATAGCAGCTTGGATTTCTTTTGGAGAAAACCCCATGCGTCCGAGAGCAACCATCGCATCAGCAACTTGCTGGGCAGTGTAAGAAGTTTCTCTGCCGAGCCGTTGGGAGGTGATGGTCAGAGCCTTAAAATCATTGTCGGTTGCCTGCGTAACTGCCTGAACCAAACGCATACTGTCATCAAATCCCGCAAAGGATTTTGCTGCCATCACAAGCGGAACTGCCATTGCTCCGGAGAGCATCAGCAGATCTCTGCCAACAGTCGTACACGTTTTGCCGAAAGCCTGCAACTGTGCCTGTGCCGAGGTCAGATTTCTTTGGAGCTTTGAGGTTTCGGCTGTGACCTCCACATACGCAGCTCCGGCGCGAATAGTACTTCCGATACTCATGACGCTCCTTTGCAAAACACATCTTTAAGTATTGAGAGAGGTGCTTTGGTGATTTTCTGCACCTTCTGGGCATACGGGTTAAAAGCATCCGGTTTGGCGGGTTTGCTCTTCTTGGGATCACGAACCAAATTGACGACCAATGCCATCAAACTGGCGGTCTGTTCCCATTCCATTTGTCCCCGTGCATCCGACATCAGAACAAGTTCCCGGAGTGTGAATGGATCGGGGTTTACTCCTGCGATTCCTGCACATCGCCAGATGAGATCGTCAACTGTTCCAATGCCTGATCGATTTTTGCATCGAACTCCGGATCGTCCAGGAGAGCCGTCAGAGCCTCTTTGCTCTTGGCTTCGAAGCGGCGCGAGGCTCCAAGGATCTTGTTGAACACTTTCCGCTTCGCCAGCGGGAAAAAATCAATAACTTCGTCCAGCAAGGCGGTAGTTGCGTGTTCAATGGCATCGCCAGCCATGGCACGCCCGAAATCTTCATCGGAGACATTCTGTGCATCGGCTTCCGGTTTGCAGACTGCGTAAAGCACATCTACAAGCAAAACAGGATCGGAAGCAAGGCGGTCAAGCAATCCGACATTGGGAGCTTTCCCCGGTTCGATCTCGATGATTTTTGCCAAATCAACGTCACAAAGGGCACGGACACGCTTGATCGTGCCGACAGTCACAGAGAGAGTCCAGGTTCTGCCAGTATTATCAGTAAAAGTTTTCATATATCACATTTTCCTTTACATTATATATTAAGGGGAAACACACTCCGGCGAACCGGAGTGCGGCAGTAGTTTGACGGAATTACGCTCCGCCACCACCGGAAACCCACTGCGGAGCGCGTTCCGAGGCGGTCGGCTTGGCGGTAATGGAGACGGAGAGAGCTTCTTCCAGAGGCTGTTCGATAGAAAAGCCAGTGATAGAAAAGTCCGCATCCAAACCAGTGCCGTTACCGTCCGATACAAACAGCGACAGCGGAGTGTTGTTGAAGTAGGCATTGGCGAAAGCGTTGTAGTCGGTATCTTCAGTATCATAGAGGATGCTGAATTCCAGACTTGCTTCTTTCAGGGTTGCCACGGAAGCTCGCCAACCGGCAGTAGCACGGGTGGTGACATCCGCTTCGCCGGACTCAAGGTTCAAAGTCAAGTCTTTCACGTTTTTGACTTCGGTGGAGCCCTGCGAACCTGCAGTACCGCGCATCAGCACGGCATCAAGACCAAGAACAATAGCCATATAGGTGTTCCTTTCAGAGTTATTTAACAGATTTATCCCAGAGAGCTGGGAGTTTTGGAGCCGTTGCCTGCAAAGTCGGTCCCATGAGAGGTCGCTTGGGGTAACGGCGTTTACGGTAAGTGCCGCCGAATTCATGAGCTTTCATCGCCGTGCCGATAAACTTTTCAGCCGGACCGACAACTACACTTTGCCGTTGTCTTTCAACTCCGAATAGCAGAGACCGTTTCAAAAGTCCCTGCCGGGTGTTCGGCGGTGAGCCGGGAGAGGAAGCATTGGCACTTTGGGTGACCCTGTTTCGGGCGGCTTTGCGGACATAGGCTCCAGCTCGGCGGAGAGCTGTAATGTTGCCGCGTTGCACGGCAATCAGAATTCGGCTTTCATCGAATTCGATGCGTACCTTCATTTGAGGACTTTGAAGGTGAGTTCGATCACGCTGGTAAATTGTCCGCGTTCACGCAAGTGATCGGGGGAGTAGATCGGGTTATAAGCAACGCATACACACGTTGCTGTTCCCAGTTTTTTATTGAGAAACCCAAGTCCGAGTCCTTCAACGAATTTCAAAAGTTCCGGCAGTTCTTCCTCGCTGCCACGCTTGAGGATGCCGATTTGAACACGGGGAAGTTCCTCGTGAGCGGCCCGGGAAAGCGTTTTGTATTGCGTTCCGACCGGAACTACAACTACACGCATTTCATCCAGATCCCGCAGTTCAAATTCAGGAAAGAATGACAGCTCCGCGCTGTATTCTTCCAATTCGGCAACAACATTTTCGGCAAGTTTAACAACTTCACTCATTTGACCACCGCTACAATTACATTGCCGACAGCCGCAAGTAATGCAACGACCGCTGCCGCCAGAGACGACATAATCATTTTTTGCATATCTGCGGCAGGCCGACAGGGTGGGATGTGGTGAGAACTGTCTTCGAAGTGCATCTTCACCATACCCCTCAATTCAGCGATGTCCAGCCTTGCCTGATTGAGTTCGTGCCAGATGTCCTTATGATCGGGAGAGTCAGGCATTTCCAATCTCCTTTGTATGAATTCTGCGGGTAATGTGCTGCGGTCCAGACCACCGCCAGATCGGTTCGGAATTGGGCGCAAGCACCTCAAATTCCCGTCCGGCATAGATGATCCTGTCTCCGCGTTGCGGCTCAATGGGCAAAAAAGAAGCCCGGATAAGAAAATCCCGGCTTTCGATCCTTACGGTTACACCGTATTCATTTTCTGCACGGAAAAGTGTCCGTCCCAAAGTTGCATTCACCGTTGACGGTGTACCGTTACGGGGAATATATTCAACAGGGACGGATAAACACCTTTCACATTGATCGTTGAGCCACTCTGCCGCTGTCCCCAGCAGATCCATTACTCAGTAGCGATGATACCGACCGCGCGGAGAGCAGTCAGAATCTCATTGGTTTTCTTGACGAGAGATGCGATGGCATCTTTGCATTCACATTCCGTGATTTCAGCAATAGTCTGTGCCGGAGTGCCACCGGAGTTATCAATGAGGTCATTGATGGGATCACCTGCGACAAAGGTGGTGGCAAGACTGTAAGGTGCGTTCAAAAGAACACGGACAGTTTCATCTCCATCTTCTGCCGATGCGATGGCTTTGCCAAGGTAGTGGTTGGAACCGGACACCAAGGTTGCTTTCTGGGCTCCTGCATCCCAATAAACGGTAGAACCGGAGGGAATCTGACCGGCAGCTTTGACAATGTCGAACACGCCGACCACAGCAAGACTGCCGAGAGTGTTGGCTTCAATATCGAGACGGGCAATACCG